ATATTTGGCCAAGAACTCTGATGCTCCTTTGATAGTGAACTTCGTAATATCCTTCCGCACAGATCCAATGTTGTCATCTCCATAGGTGATCAATGTGACACACTCGCGAAACTTCAATCGCTTCTCAAAAGATTCTGGTGGATACTGACTGTAGAAGTAGGAACGCAAATTCAAACTTCCGCAGATCCCGTTGATAATAACAGTAAGCAAGTTCCCACTAATGTGGGTGCCTTCTGTCAAACCAATGAGATCGCCATTATAGGCAATGAGTGCAAACACTATATCGCCCGTCATGGCTTCCATGACTCTCAAGTCTTCCTCCGAATATTGCAGACACGTGCAAAATCCATGAGAATCCTGAGAGCGGCAAAAATCAATTGGGATGGTAACTTTTGGTAATACTTACCATAATCACCACCGATCAAACGATCTTCGCCAAACGTGTGAATATGCTTGTGCAACTGTTCCCATTCGGGACCGTGACTATTCACACCAACCGCACATTCTGACACAAGAGGGTTGAACTGCAACACGCGCAACAACGGCAGATAATACTTCCTAACCAAAAAAGTCAGGGCAATACCATTTCCATAGAAGATGCGGCACTTAGCCTTTGACAACACCTCGTCCTTTTTACAGGCTTTGGCTATGACGTAGGCTCGTTCCCCTCTCTTGTAACATTCATGACAACGCTCAATCTCATCCATGATCTTATCGTCCAGTACACGATTATTTGGAGAGTCTGGTGTGGGTTCCAGTTCAGTAATGAACCTCCTCTTTGGACCACTCAATGGATAACCGATGGAGGTGTCCAATTTGATAGAATCAATAAACTTCTTCCCTGGAATACCGCACAAATTATCATGATCATTCAAAGGTGCAGTGTCATTCCAAAGTTTGCTTGAAAAGATGGGCATAAGATCACTCTTGTAATCACGAATTGCGGTTATAAGCAAACCTGGGTCATATGGATGAGCCGGAACAGCGAGATTAGCAAGACAAGTCTGCCAACCGAAATATTGCGGCTCTTCCACAGGCGGTCGAAAAATGTTGGGA